AGCAAGATAAGAGGCATATTCAACCTGTACCCAACCACCGACCGTAGTATAAGTTCCTTCTTCACCACGCTCCCTGACCATCTTCCAAATCCAGTAGGTGTAGGTGTTCATGGCTTCGTCATATAGGATATGCTCGTCCGCATAAACAGAGACAACTTTATTGATCGGCCCTGCCGATAGCCCTATCATCATATCCATGGTCTTCCGCTCATTGGTGTCAAATTGCTGTAGGAATATATTTCCTCCTACTCGACACCTACCGTAGACGAGCGGGATCGGCAGCAGCTGTGATTTGGTGTTGCTTATTGGTCCAAAAGAGTAATTAGGCGTGGTGTTTCCGATATCCAAATCAGGCGCATCAAAAAGCGAGCCTATTGATGCTCCGATCAGAACTGCGCCGAGAACACTTGTTGCAAGTCCCGCCGCAATTATTGACCCCGAGAACGCCCAGCCCACTAATGCCCCAGCTATTGCTCCTGGCATTTTTCCACCTCCCGACCTCTGAATATTCCGTAAATTCTCTGCTTATATAGCCGTGTCATTCTTGATGTCTTGTTGGGGTAAATATGGAGCAATGCGCCATCAACCACCGTGCCGATATGGTGCTTATCTTCTCCGTTGCAGGGCATACGGTATATAACCAAATCGCCGTCCTGCGCCTTGTCCACCCTGTCAGCTATACTCTCCACCCAGTTGATTAAAATGCTCTCATCGTCCGTAAGCGGGTTATAGTCGTACGGAAACTCATAGTCCTTGCCAAAGATTTCCCTCTGTGCTAATAAAGCAAGAGCAACACAGTCAATCCCGTGCCGGTCTCTGCCTTTAGTCTTCCACGGTATACCAATCATTTAAGGCTCACCGTTCGTGGGTCTTTTGCTGACGGTAGATGCGGGAAATCCCGCACCCAGTAAAGCCGTCTTGGAATCCTGACGTTCAACGAAAAATCAGCCATGACCTGTATTTCTATACTGCTGATAGTAATGTTCGCTTTTTCGATGTGCCCCTCAAAGAGAGTTCTTGCGCCCGCTGGAGAGGTCAAAGTATCAGCGAATGTCTCAAGAAGCTGAACTCTTACACCTTTAATCACATAATCTTTTGCCAGTGAGGTAAAATCCCCGCTCACGTTGTCAAGCCTGAGCGTGACGGAACTTATCTCATTATCAGTTGATGCTTTAACCTGGTCGTAGGTAAGCGCACAGGCGTTATAGGTTTTAGCCACATCGTTCTCATCGAAAAAGGCAACATCTGTCTGTGAATTGGTCAGATACAGGCTGACCTTTGTCGATGGATCATTGATGAGCGGAATATCAAGCACTCTGACAAGCAGTATCGGAGAGACTTCAGCGTTCGCCGCCTCAGTTATGTAATCTGCCCCTGCTCTTGACATTTAAAGCACCTCGCTTATAGTCACGGAACATTCACCCCACGAAGTAAGCCCGTAACGTGTGACCCTTAATGAGTCTTCTTCAAACCGTACGCTTATAGCCGTACTTTCACCCGGCGGTATCCAATTAAACGCCTCGAAGCTGCCCTTCCTCGCCTTGTAAAAATCAACAACAGTGGCTATTGTTGCCGAACTGCCTTTAAATGTCAGATTCCACTGTCGTGGCAACGTGCCGATATATTTCCTCTGCTCTTTACCGCTCTCGAACTCTGTGCGGATAACGTTATAACGGTAAGACGGCTCCCAAATATACTGTGGAGTTACGCTAAAAGTTTCAGCCATTATGCCATCCCCCTTATCGCACCTCGTACAGCACCATTGCGCATGATATTTTCTACGATTATTGATTCAACGGATGCCCTGTTAGTTCGCATCATTTCGACAAACGATTTGCTGTCAACGGCGTTGATGTTCATAGTGATATTGGTCATCCCGCCGCCGCCCTCTGCCTGTACGCCGAGATCTCCGCTAGATGTGCGTTTGAGTGGCATAATCGCTTCGGGTCCCCGCTCTCCCATGAGACCGATACCAGAAGCGAAGGGGAATAAGGTTGGCTTGTTGACTATGCCGCCTGATGCGAATGCGGTGAGTTGACCGCTGTTGAACACCCCGCCTCTTCCAAAGATTGATTTTGCACCTACCCAGTTATCAAGCCCTACCGCGCTTGCAGGAGTCCCTACTGAACCGACTATACCGCCATCCGCGAAGCCCATTATCGGACCCACGATGTATTTCATAATCAGGGCTTTCGCGATTACCGCGCCAATGTCCTGCAATAGGTTCCTCATCGCGTCTCCAAGATTTTCAGCACCACGGATCGCCGAGACAAAAGCATCACCGATTGCGCTAGGTGCTTTTGCTATCGCCATGTTCATGTCATTCCAAGCTGACTGCACCTGTCCCGCAACGGTAGGCAACGATGCCTGCGCGGAGAGGTTAAATGCGTCTATGGCTTCCTGCGCCATCTTGACAACTGCGGGATATTCAGCGAACTTAGTTTTGATTGCTTCAAGTGCTGAAAGGTATTGAGCATTGGTCATAGTTCCCGACTCAAACTGTTTCTGTAACAAGTCCATTGTGTCAGTTGCAAGCCCGCCCGCTACGGTCTGGATTTCTGAAAAAACCTGTCTCATAGGCTCTGACCAGTTTGAAACGTTCTGTATGTCTATCCCCAGTGTCTCAAGCTCAGTGCCGAGTTCCGAGAACTGCCTTTTGAGAGCGTCAAGGTATTCTGTATCGCCTAGCAAGCCCTGCTGGTTCTCCCACCTCAGGGATTCATAGTATTTGCTGACACCCTCTGTTGCCGCATCTTTCGCCTCTTGGATGAGTTTTTTCTGCTCTTCCATACGCGTAAAAAGGGCGCTCATTTCTTTGCCCGCTTTTTGGGCGTTGTTACTCTGTATGTCCAGCTTGAGATCTGTTACCTTTTTCCAGTCTTCCGAGAGCGGCTTCAGCTTCGCTTGCCACTTATCAAGGACCACCAGGAACTTGTTACCGTCTTCGCCGAGATATTTCATGCGGTCTTGGATACTCTGCACAAGAAGATCGGTCTCAGTCTTGCCGGATTTACTTCCACTGCCGCCTAAACTAATTGCTCCGGCTGACGGGATTGCCGCCGGCTTTTTTGGTAAGCTGCCTACAAAGGCATTAAGATCGAACGCTTTAGGGCTATTTACGACGTTTTTAATTTTATCCTGGAGTGCGCCAAGCCCTGTGGAGTCCTGCCCCGCCTCATAAGGCTTATATGTCGGTGTATTAGCATTCTGCCAATCGGCTAATTTCTTCCCTGTGTAAAGCCCAGCTGCGCCCACTCCTACAGCAAGTGTCACCGCCGGGTGTGCCATCATCGCAGTAAATAGTCCGAGTATTGTCCGCGCAGAGGCTATTATTGCCGCCATACCCAGCAGAATAGGACCGCCAGCCGCCATAATGCCCGCCCATTTAAGCATGCTAGCAATGGATTCTTGGGACATATTGCCTATAGCCTTTGAGATGTCATCTATTTTGCCTTCGAGAGTGGGGATATAACTGTCGGCAATTTTAAGTATCGCCTTGCCAATCGGCTCAATGGCAATTTGCACCTGATTCTTAACTTCGCCCCATCGTTCACCGAACGTTTCAGTTGCAGCATCAGCTTTTTCTATCGCGCCGCGCGAGGTATTAAGTGCCTCCGTGAGATTACCAAGTTCAAACCTTCCCTCGCGGATCGCCGCCGCCATGTCAGGACCTGCACGGCTGCCGAACAACTCAATTGCAAGCCTTGTGCCTTCTGTCGGTGTTTTTGCGTTCTTTATCTGGTCAGTTAGTACCTTAAACGCTTCGCTCGCATCGGTCATGCCCGCTTTTGCCATCTTACCAAGGGCAATGCGGAGCGATCCCATAACAAGTTCAGTATTTACGCCCTGTTTGTCAAATTGTGCCAACGTAGCAATTGTCGTATCGACATCAAAGCCAAGCTGACGGAGTGCAGAACCATATTTATACATGTTGGTGGAGAGTGCCGCCATTCCGACACCTGTCTGCTGAGACGCTACAAAGATTTTATCCATATATCCAACCATCTCAGACGAAGCGACTCCCCAGTCCTGCATCGCCTTCGCGGATTCCATGACCACGGAGTTGACTTCTTCTCCCAACATTCCCGCCGCATCGAGTGCCTGTTTGGATATTTCCTGTAGTGCTGTTCCTGTCAAGCCAAGGCGTGTATTATAATCAGCCAAGACTTTGGCAGACACTTCAAAACTGTCGTCTACTTTACCAGCAAGAGCCTTCCAATCCTTCTCTAAGCCCTTCAGAGCCGCACCTGATGCGCCTGTTCCCCTTGCGATGCCTGATAAAGCCTTTTCAACATTAAGTGCGGCCTTTGTAGCTACTAACCCCATTGCTGTGAGCGGAGCGGTGATTGACTTAGTGAAAGCCATTCCAAAGTTGCCTATATTGTTGCCTAATTTATATAATTTACGGTCGAGGTCTTTAACTTTGCGTTCAAATTCGGTTATATCAGCCCCAAACCAGTAAGTAACTTTCTTCTTCTTAGCCATTCTTTTTCACCGCCCCTTTTTTAGCCTTAATCTTTTCTTTCAAATAGGTGTGATACTGTGATTCCGACATGACCCGACCGTCTACCCAGTGACCGATTAAATCAGTGGGCTTGACGGTGTGTTTTATATTGCCAGATATGTTGATAAGCCACGATCCGAGCGTGGCATATTTGGTCATTTCCAAGTATTCCGTGTACCTCCATGCGTGAAGTAGGTCATCAACTTCTCCCCATGTGAGCGACCAGAGGTGTTCATGTGTTAGATGCAGAGGACCGAGAACGGCCAGTGTCATTTCTTGACAAGCCTTTTCCCAGTCCTCTGCTGTCAGTTTTTTACTTCGGTTCCCTTTACTGGCTGTTCCGACACAAAGAGTCGGTTAAAAGCCTCAATAAACGCTTTTGCAGCTTCGCCAAACGCTTCAGCGTAAAGCCCGCTCTCTGCATCAAGCATATCGCCGACTTCATCAACAGTCAGTGACTTGTTCTGCCACAGCATTCCCGCCCAGATTATTGTTGTGCCTAGCTCCATGTCGAGAGCCTTGAAGTTCTCGCCGAGAAACTGGTCAGGAGTGCGCCCTGTCGCCTTAATGAGCGCACGGATGGCGTTTACGCCATATTTAAATTCACCAAGTTTACTCATGCCGGATTCAGCTCCAATTCTCCGTT